TTCTCAAGGCCTACTATATCAGAATTCGCGGAATCTCTATTTGCCTGTGATGCTGTCCAAACCGGCACATCCAAATCCATGGACAGATTCCTTAGCTCCTCATAAATTAATTTTAGCTCATGCCTTAAAGAGTCATATTTTCTAGTAGATCTCATAACATCTGCATAGTCTATTACAATCAGGCTCGGCGCAAAACCCTTCATCATTAATTTCTCTATATGATTCCTTATTGTGTTGATCGATGCAGAACCAGTAGGGTACTCCTTAATGATAAGACGACCGAGCTCAAGCCCATCATACTTCTCCATAACTAGCTCTTTATTATCCTGAACGTCATTAGATGGGATACCACACAGGTTTGAGTCATACCGTAGTCCCACCTGGGTCTCTGATAACTCAAAGGTATAGTGAACAACGTTCTTTCCGGCCTTCATTGCATTTGCGCCCATTGCCACAAGCCAATGTGATTTTCCGACACCGGTATTTGCTGTCACAACGCCAATCTCTCCACGGCCTAGGCCACCCCTTAAGATATCAGGAGCATCAAGCCTAGAAATCCCTGTTGGACATACTAGCCGGTTTGCCTTTACAAACCTTGCCTCCGCGTCTTCAAAAAAATCATGACCCACGGAATTTGGCATTCCTACAGATACGGCTTCTTTCATCAACCCTACGACGCTTTCAAACTTATCGGTTGCAATTAGTTCAACAGCATTCTCTAAAGCAGCCTTAAACGCCTGTCTCTTACAAAAATCAAGTGATTTATCCTTCACAAATGCGATATCACACATATCAGGGTTTGTCTTAAGCCTATGTAAAAACTCAACGACCTGATCTCTTAACAGGATATCACTTGCCTCACGCAGATCATCTTTGATTATCGTTATCAACAACGATAAGGTTGGGAATGCCTTATATTTTGTGAAATAAGAAAAATATTTTTCAGCAAGATACTCAAGATACCTAACGTCAAAAAATGATGGCCTCATTACCTCCACCATCTGGCTTGCCCACATTCTATCAGTCAAAAGTCCCTGGAATATCTTTTCTTGAAACTGTTTTCCATAATGACTAAATGATGTTGATGTACTGTCTAATAACACCGAAGTTTGTCCGCTCATCTCACCTCTAAACTGGCCGTTAAGGCCATAAAAAAAGAATCGGCGTCAAATGACGTTAGACCCTCTTGAATCAATAATCTCATTAAACCTATTTTATTCCTACTGAATGCGGAAGTATTAAAAATATTGGAAATTTTTTCGATGTGCGTAGCAGAAAGGTTCATGGTATCCAGATACATTAGCTTCCAGTTTCTCTGTATTGTATCAGATGCGTCGCAGATCCTGTCAAATAACTTAATTTTTGATCCTTCGCCTCTAATCTTTGCTAGTCTAATTATGTCGTTAACCGACATGAATTCTTCAAGTTCTAGCTCTGGGAATCTTTTTACCAGCGTTTTAAACCCCGCACCCCTGACACCATCAATGTTGTCAGACTTGTCTCCAATAATCGATCTTGCAGTACAAAAGTTTGTTACACTAATCCCAAACTTATCTTTGACAATCTCAGGTGTTATCATCTTCTTTTGGCCAGGAGACCACTGGGTTATATTTGAAGACAATAGCTGATAATAGTCTTTGTCCGAGGATACTATTATTACATTATCTTTGCTTAGCCTATTTTTTATAAGATGTCCTATTACGTCATCAGCCTCACAGTCACCAACATAGACTTGTTTTATGGGAACAAAACTTAATAATTTGACTAATAATGATATCTGATAGTTTCTATTTTGTGTTGAGTCTGGGATGTCATCTTCATAATAACGGTTCATCTTTGGGGGTTTTCGACCTAGTTTATAGTCCTTAAAGATAGCCCTCCTGCGTATAGAGCCCCCACCCTCCCATACGATAATCGCCTCTCTAGGATTAATCTTTTCACACAACAGCCTAATGTTCTTCATGAACCCGACAATACCACCGGCTTGATTGCCGTTGTCACTCATGGTTGGATTTGCTGCGTAATGCCTCATAAAAACATTAAGTGCGTCAAATACTAAGATTGGCCTCATCCTAAGCCTCAGGATCGATTAAGTCTTCACCCAGCTCCATGGATATAGATCTTACTTCTTCATATGACTCCGAATCTATATCCATATTCCCAGGGCTTTCCATCTTTCTTACCATTGTAAGCTCTAGCATGTCATCAATATATGACTTATACTGAGGGTCTTCCCATACTTCGTTAAACTCAGCCTTATAAAACTTCTTTTCAATTACCACCTCACCGGTGGCGACCTTATTTACCAATAGCGTCTTCCATGCCCCCGTACCTGACATCGAAATCTCGCTATCACCAATTATAACGGACCCTTGTTTTCTTAAAAGGTCAAAAACTTGTTCGTGTTCTTTAATGCCAACACCAAAATGTATCTCAAAGTTCGCCGTCCTAAAAGGTGGTGACACCTTATTCTTTATAGTCTTAGCCGAAACATGGATGCCTACGACCTCCTTATCCTTATTTTCAATTCGCTGACCTGCACCTAGCTTAATTCGTACAGATGAATGAAAAGGGATTGCCTTACCCCCCGGAGTTGTTGTCGGATCACCATACATAACACCAATCTTTGTCCTAATCTGATTTAAGATTACAAATAAAACATTTTGATTAGCAATTACACCGGTGATTTTTCTCATGCCTTTTGAGATTGCCCGGGCCTGGAGACCTATTGTCTCTTTATCATAATCACCCATAAGCTCAGCCTTAGGTGATGATGCGGCAACTGAATCCCAGACTATTGTTATAGGCACATTCTTATCCATAGCTTTAGCCTTCATTATGGTTGCCTCAGCTATCGATAACACCTCTTCGGTACAATGGGTATCAACGTATACAAACCTTTTAGAAATATCAATGCCTAGAAGACCTAGGTTCTCAACTGACGTTGCATTCTCAGTATCTATATAGACCACTATTCCCCCCATATGCTGGGTTGATCTGGCGATCTGAATCGCTATGTGTGATTTCCCTATTGAGGGAGGGCCAAAGATCTCTATGATCCGGCCCTCCGGAAAGCCACCGTCGCGACGGTTACTAATGATATAGTCAAGTTGCTTCGAGCCGGTACTTATCCACCTATCCACATGCGTAGGTGACTTATCATAAGCTAAATTATATGCGACCTTTGATCCGTGCTCTTTATTTAGAGACTTTATTAGGTCAGTAGTGAAGTCATCAGACTCACTAGTCACGGAGACTTTCTTTTTTGCCACGGTTCACCTATAGATCTTCCAGGTCTGCAAAGGCATCATCTAGGCTCTTATATTGTGAGCTAGTCGAGGTGGCAGTTGCAGTACTTTCATTACTAACAGGGGTCGTAGGGGTACTGAAGCCCCTAGTCGAGCCGGTGGAGTCTTCATCTGAGTTAAGCCAGTCATTTATAATCTTTTCAAGCTCATCAGACGTTTTACACGTATAGATGTCGTCAATATTAGGAATATTTGAAATCCATTCCTTTGCTGACTTGGCGTCCTCGTTAAGCATTGACTGTTTCCCACGAGGGCGAACCTCAGTCATTGCCCATTGCCTACCCGGCGCCTTGGTGCAAATGACCTTAACATCACGACCTTCAACAGGGTCGGTAATGTCACCATAGTCTTCATCAAGCATGATATTTAATAGAGATTGATATACAGTCTTTCCAAATGACCAAATTCGGACACCTTTATCTTCTTCACCTCTAACAATTACCGGTGCGTATGATCGCATTTTAGGATAAAGCTTTTTTGCGAGCTCGTATGACTCCTTCGAACCGTCATCACGAAGCTTTGTAATTAACTCCTGAATAGGATCAGGCTTTCCAAATTGATATGGAGCAAGTAGGCCTGGATTATTACCAATATTATAATAAAACCATCTCTCCTGAAATGGTTGGCCGTCATTGTCTGGAAAAGACAATAGCCTTACTGTTGCTTCTTCACCCTCCTGGGGACGCCACATGATATTTCGTTTTGAATTATTACCAGAAAGCTGGTTTAGTTTTTTGCGGATTGCATCAAAATCAATTGCCATTATTTTAACTCCTTAAATGTTATTTGTCAATTGCGTATTGCTATTAATAGTCTAAGATCTAGTTGATACTTGTTCAAATGTTATTAAATTATTTTTTACGATTCTTTCTTTTTTTTCTCTTGGAGCTGGGGTATGTAGGCCCGGTCCCAAGAGGGGTAGTCACACCAGCGATCGCAGACACAACGGCCTGTTCTTTCTTGCTACGTTTCTTACCCTTGAGCTTACCATTAAGCGTCTCGCTATCTTCAGAGTCACGCCCATCAACAAAGTCAGGCTCACCTAATAGTTTCTCGTCTATCTCTTCTAATAAGATAGCCGTGATAAACTCTCTTAATAATCGTTCGTTCATACTATTAAGTATGCCTATGCCTATGATTTGCAATCGATTTTGCTTGTTGTAACAATAGTGCCAGGGACGGTGTGTGGCCTACATAAAATCGATTTTCTTCAAAATGTGATCCTTGGGCAAGTTGAATTGCAAGCCATTCATCAGTGCTCAATGTAACCCCAAAGTGTTGGAGTAAATAAAGAGTCCTGTGTGACACCGACATCTTATTTAACTCTTCATTAAACTTATAGTATTGTCCAAGCTTATCACGATGCCAGTCTGAGTCTTGTTCTATAAAATAATCGTGCTCTAAACTGCCTACTTTGCCTAAATCATGTAGCAGTCCTACCTTTAGGACTGATGCGACTGGCAGCTTAAACTCTAAAGCATCATTTCCATCTTCATCGTAACCGACCTTTACATTCTGGTCATTTCCAAAAAAGATGTATTTATCATCAGCTATATAAA